CGTTTGGCTAATTTTTTGCCAACATATTTCATGCCGTTTTGTTTGTTAGTGATTAGATATACAATGGCCTCGCAATCCTCTGGTAAGTTGTCTATTACTTCTCCGTTATAGGTCCAGTCGCTCATTAAGTTCCTACATATTCTGTGTCTGTATTGTAACTGGTGAAGCCACCTTCTTTGATTACATACAGCACATCATTTACTCTACCACTAAGTTCTTCTCTGTGTGATATTAGCATGATGTTTTTGTTTTGCTCTCTGCTCATTTTCTTGAGTATGCCTAATGCATTTTCTACACCAACACCATCTAAGCCACTGTCAATAAGTTCGTCAATACACAAGAAGTTCATTGGGTGATTAAGACTTTCATATATGTCTCTGAATGCCCAACTCAAACTCAGTATAAGTCTGTTACGTTCACCCCTACTTAAATTATCAAAGTCTAAGTCTCTGCCATACTCAGTTATTTCTACACTGAGGTCACTGTTAAACTTAACATCATGCGGCAAGCCAATAGCATTCAAGTAGTGTGCTAGTCTGTGATTCAAGTAAGCAATGTTTTGATCAATAATACGTCTACGGATAAAACTGTCCTTGCTGGTAAGCAATTTATATAAGAATTCTTGATGATCTTTTAGTGCTGTAAGTTCGTTAATAATATCCCAACTGACTTCTTGTATTCCTGTTTCCTTCATAGATTCTATTTGTTCTACATAAGGATTTTCTTCATTGCTCTTGTCTGTGATACTTTGTATTAAATTATCCACATTATTTCTGTGTGTAAGGGCCTCTTCTAATGTTCTATAGAAGGTTTTAGGGCGTTCTTGAACAGGGCCTAGCATTTCTACGCCTGTTTTTAACTCTTTTTCTTTAGTGACAAGTGTGTCGTAATATGTCTTTTCTTCTGTTATTTCGGTGTTTAAATCGGCCGTATATTCTTCGTGTGTGTCTAAATGTGCTGTATCTTGCCCACATGCAGGGCATACACCTTCTTTTGCCTTTAATAGATTTGCTTCTAGTGTTTGCAGTTTAGTATTACTTCTTTTAATGCTGTTTTCTGTGTTAGTTATATTACTTACTAGGACATTTAAGTTTGCTTCGTGATCTTTTATTTCGACAAGTGTGTTGTGTTTTGCTATCTCATCATCTACATCTAGTTCATTTAATTCTTCTAATGCATCAGCCATTTCAGATAGTTTGGCTTTCTTATTGGCTTCCCAAGCCTTACTGCGGCTTTCTATTTCTTTGATATTCTTTTCCATTCGAGTATTGCCATCTTTGATAGCATTAATACGAATTTCTTCTTCTTTGATACTGTCTCTAGTGTCCTTCATTTTTTCTTTGAGTGTTTCTGCTTTTTCTGATAATTCCTGTATACCAAGCAGTTGCTCGATCATGTCTCGCTGATCGTTATTTTTCATACCCAAGAAAGGTTCAGTGTATGTGTTTAGTGCAACAATGTGTTTGAACATTTCATGACTAAAACCAATTATTTTTTCTATGTGTTTTTGTGTTTCTCTGCTGTCGCCTTGTTGTTCTTGGTCTTCGGTTTCTGTGCCGTTAACAAAGAAACGTAACACATTAGGACGCCTACCTCTTTCTATACGGTATTCAACACCATTAAGTTCAAAGTCCACACTAACAATCATGCCCTTACCGTTTGTTTTGTTGATAAGGTTATCACGTCTGATGTTTGTTAATGCTTCGCCATATAATGCATAACTGAGTGCATTGATAATAGTAGTTTTACCTGTACCATTTCTGCTACCGTCACCACCTAAGTCTAAGTTATTACCTAGAACTAGTGTTAAGTTTTTGTCGTCGAAACGTACACCTTGAACGTTGTTTCCAACACTCATGAAATTCTTTACACTGATGTTTTTTAATTTAAGCATATATTATAAATTTTGGTAAATGTCAATTAACTTTTCTGTGTTAATTGTATTACTTTCTATGGTTTGTAATTGGCTAATAACAATTTGTTCAACACTTTCAAATGATATTTCGCCGGCTTCGTATTCTTCTTCGACTTCTTTTATTGGTACAAGTTGTATTTCTCTACACTTGTATTTGTCCATAAAGTTTTCTTTGATAAACGTTGCTTCTTCATAACTGATGTCAACATCTAATTTGATTCTAGCATAAGTGTATGCATCTAGATATTTTGCAGGATCATCTATTAATTCAACAAGTCCGCAAGTAACATACTTAGGACACTCAGGCCAATTAACATACACAGGCTCCTTGTCCCATTCAAGATACATATAGCCTCTGTCGTTGTCTCCTGCATCTGCGTAATTATGTGGAAATGCATTACCTATGTAATGTATGTTTTCGTCATATTGCCTTTTGTGGAAGTGTCCTGTAAATACATAATCTGGATTACGCAACATAGATGCATTTATGCCACCATGGTCAGGCATCTCAATCATTGCATTCATTTTAAAGAAAGGCAATTCAAAATGACCAAACATGTATTTGCATTTCATCTTTGCAACTTTTTTGTATTCGTTTTCAACTAGCCACGGTACAATACCAACGTTGCCTTCTTCAAATAACTCATCAACCATAACAAAGTTGTCTAAGTCTCTGGCAAACTCCATACTGTTGAGTTCACGTTTGTCTCTGTAATATAAATCGTGGTTACCTGTGATAAAATACACTTTGTCAAATGCGTCATTTAATTTTTTAAGGTCTTTCCAACTTGCATTAAGTGTTGCAACATTTACACTTGCTCTATGATGATGCCAGTCGCCTAAAAAGAAGCATGTTTCTGCTTCTCGTAATTTTGCTTCTGTGATAAACCAATCAACAAAATTATTACAATCTTTTAAATGTTGATGACTGTTTTGTTTCAAGCCGTAATGTATGTCTGTAAAGACCGCGGCTTTATTGAATAAATTATCTGCCATAGTTAAGCATCCGATTCAGTACTATCTGCTTCGTCTCTCAAAGCCTTCATCTCATTTTCATGCTGAATCTGTCTGCCATAACTCGGTAAGTGCCCAGAGTCGATCAAAATATCGTCTCTGATGTTTTGATTTTTCTTTTCTATGTTTAACACTCTTGTAAAACTGTTTGTAATTGCGGCAGTATAATATGCAAACGGATTATCTGATTTTGCTTCATTGAACTGTAATCCAATCATTGCAAGTTGTAATAATGCTTGTCCACGCATTTCATCTACATAAGTATAACCACGCCAGTTTGATCTTTGACTATACCTTTCTACGAGTTTTAAATACATTTTGCCTAACTCATTTGTGATACTGCCATGGTCAACACAGAACTTTCCGCTCTTAGGACCACCTTTCCAGTGGCTCCTGGCAACCTCTTCCCATGTACCATTTATTAATCCATAATGTTTAAATGGCGGAAAGTTGCACTTTGATTTAGTTTCTGACTCGTTTCTAGGATTCTTTTTTCTGCCTGGCTCTAATGGAATGTGTTCAAACGTCATTTTTCTAACAGTTATATCTTCATCAGGTATGGATTCAGGCTCAACTAAAAAATCTTTTTGTCTAGGCTTTTTGTTTGCAGGTCCGTCGTAATTAGCAACCGCTTGTTGATATGCTAAATCTTTTATTTTTCCTGCTTGATTTTTCTTTGCAGTCAGTATAACTTCATCGGTGATACTATCATTAGAATCAATTATAACGTCAGGATAATCATACTGTGGTGACTTAACCCAACAGAAAGACATCTTGCTTAGATGTATCTGTTTAAGTAAATCTTTGTTATTTAAGTATTTCACTTTTGCTGGCATTGTATCTCCTTTTGTAATAGCCTTTATTATACATTAAAATTTTTAGTTGTCAAGTATAATTATCCATTTCTGGCCAATAACGGCTACTTTATTGATATCGATAAATACATATTACATTAGGAGATATAATGGCTACAAGTGAAATAGGAAAGAACAAAACTTTAGATATTGATTGGAGAGCACGGCTACAGGTTATGCGAGCCAATGTTGACGAGTTTTTTGGAAAGGAAGACGAAGACAAAGAGGACGACATGATGTTTCCACTAAAGCAGGACAGAGGAATTGTTTTTCAATACCAACCAAGTATGTTTATTGCGTATGCGGCCACATATGATACACAAACATTCCAAGGATCAAATTATCCGTTGCACACATATATGAGCAGTACTCCTCCTACTTTACCCATACAGGTGCAATACTCGTGTACAAACCAAGAAGAAGCCAGATATCTTTTAGCAATGATGCAATTTTTAAAAGTATCTACCAAAGCACAATTTGGTGAAATGGCAGTAACAAACGACAAAGTTGGCAGACCGCCACCGGTATTAGAATTCAGTTATTTAGGACCGCACGGTTTTGACCGAGTACCAGTTGTTATTAATGACGTCAACTATATAATGGTTAACAATGTAGATTATATTCCAGTCGCTCATCCGAGAATTGCCAGCAATAAATTTCATGTTAGTGCATTTAAATCAGAAGATTCCGAAGGAGGTAGTGCTTCTGTGACTTATGTACCTACAGATATAGATATGACAATAACATGCTTACCGCAGTATTCTCCAAGAAGAATAAGACGAGGATTTAATCTAGATGCAATGCGACAGGGCAAAAATATAGGATTTATTTAATGGCGCAATACAACAAAAATAGTTTTTTAAAAAACGCAAGTAATATGTCTTTTTATACAGGACTGAATTACATGAACTTACCTGCAATTGAAAAATCTTTAACAGATAAAAAATTCTTAATCACAAAAAAGTATGCTAACAGGCCAGACTTATTAGCAAATGATAAATTTGGTACTCCAGAATTATGGTGGGTATTAGCATTAAGTAACTTGGAAATTATCAAAGATCCATTAACAGATTTCTCTGAAGGCAAAGTGATAAGGCTAATTAGCAGAGACCGAGCAGTTCAAGTAAGCGGTAATTAATATGGCTCAAGAAACTCAAGGACCAGATGCAGGAGAGTATCTAAAAAGATTTATTCCAGACGGTGTTAGACAGAATATCGTAGACAATACTGTTGATTCGTACTATTCGTATACATACAAATTAACTTTAAGTATGTTGCCCTTTTCGTTTCATCAAAATCCTCAAGTGAATTTGGATCTTAATGTAGGTAAGGGCGGTTCAGGTGGCGCCAGAATCATCATAGCACAAACTGGTGTAACAAAATTTCAAATAGACAATTTGCAGATATCATCTGTTGTGAGTAAAACTGCTCCTAAAAATTTACGAGGGAACAGAATTTATCCATTTGTTTTAAGTTTTTCGTTGTTAGAGCCGTTTGGCATGTCGTTTATTGATTTGCTGAATAGGACAATGTATGAATTAAACAAAGATCTTAACCTAGCAAAAAATCCGCCTATACAACAAATGCCTTTGTTATTGGAAATAGAATTAATCGGACAAAAAGACAATTTTGAAAATAGTAGTGAGAGTGCCGAGTTAGGTGAAGTATTTTATCACAATGCATATCCTATACGACTAATAGACTTTGAGATGGATGGAGCAAAACAAGGCACAACTTACGAAGTTAGATGTGTGCCTATACATAACTTTGCTCCTGTGGCAGATACCACAGTTGAAACAGCACCCGAAGAATTAACGATATCCGGTTCAACAGTCAACGAACTATTGGCTGATTTTTCTAAACAAATGAAAGATAAACAACAATCAATACAAACACAAAAGAGCGAAAGCAGTGATAACAAAAAACCAAGTTTTGATATAGGAGTATATAAATTAGCAAGTCATGGAATGCCTGGATTGAAAGATATATTTGAGGTACTTAAAATTGATGATGATTATACTGGAAACCTAGATATTAAAAAAATAAAACCAAATACCAATGAAAGTACTATTTCGCAAGTAAAAGAAAAAGATCAAAGCGGACAGGCCGATACAGGAAATGACGGAAACTCTGGTAAGACTATAACAGTTAATATACCCAAAAACACAAAGGTCGAAGATGTAATGATATCACTGGCAAGCCTTAATTCTGACTTTTGTAAACATTGTGGCAGATATGATGTGGCTCCTGAAAGTTCGGAGTTTGATCCAAAAACTTTGAATGAGGACAAGACGCAATATCTAGTTCCTGATGTTTATGTAACTACAGAATGGGATGGTAAATCTTTTAAGTCTGATAATAAACTTGCATTAACATACACTTATAATTTAACAGGTAAGTTAGATTCTGCGATTGTGATAGATCCTGCAGAGTTAAATATAGAAGACAACAAGTATAACGATAAGATTACTAAAGCCGCCCAAGACAGAGATGTATCAAAATTTTATGCATATACATATACTGGTCTAAATGATCAAATAATTGATGTTGATTTAAAACAGGAATATGGCGTTAGGTATTTATTTCCAGGTAAAGGAGGCAAGCAATCAAATTATACACTATCACCAGCCGCGGCCCCAAGCAATAAGGCAATAGATAAAACAGACAAAAAAGAGGCTGGGGACAATCCAGCAACAGAAAAAGAGATATTGGATAAATTTGCCAAAATAGCAACAGAGTTAAAATCAACAATCACATCATTGGCAATGTTACCAATAACAATCACACAAGATTTAGCGGCACTTGCCAAAGGCAATAAACCAGACGGCATATCAAGTAAGGTTGGCAAAGTAAGAATGGTGAACGCAAGGTTACCAAGTTCGCCAGTAGCAGTTTTACAAAAATTAGAGAGTGTAACAAATTTAACTGATGAGGTATCTACATTAACTAATTCTATAACAGAATTGCAAGAAAAAATACAAGGAGCAATCAGCGAAACAATAGATGAACAAATAAGCAAAATTATGTCTAAGGCATTCACACCGTTTGATGTCATTGACAGTAAATTGAGTGCCATAGGTGCAGGTATAAATGATTTCATTGACAAGATAGAATCTACAACTGGGGACCTGGGCATTGACCAGTTTGGGATCAACACAAATGCATTACTTGATGAAGCCAAAAAAGCAACAGACAAGTACACATCCGATGCTGTAGATACTAATACCGACAGTACTCCACCTGGTTTTAATCCTGGAGGATCAACTGTTACTCAATCAGTAAGTACCATAGAAAATACCTACATGGAAGAGTTTGAATTTGATAATAACAGTTATATGATTGACGTGGACCCTAGCACATTTCAGCCTAAACCTCTTGGTGTAGCAGATACAAGTTATAGTGGTGTCTTAAATCGTGAAACAGGATTAGTAGGTCCAGCATCAAAATTTGCAAACAGAAGTATTTTCAGCACCATGTTATCTAATTCTACAGTAGGTGCACCATACATGGTTAAAACCAGTCTAGAAATCAAAGGAGATCCATACTGGTTAGGAATGCCAATTGACAGTATTAAAAATAAACAATATACTATGACACAAGGCAAGCAATTTTTAGGAGATTTAGAAAATGATATTGGTGCAGTAAGAAACACAGCCAAAGAAACAAATACCGCTCCATATGGAATAGGGGAAGTCAGTTTCTTTTTTGCATATCTATTTCCCAGAGAATATGACATGTGGAGCGATGACCAAAATACGCACACTGGTGAAATAACAGATCTCAGCATGAATAAATCATTTTCTGGGCAGTTTCAAGTATATCAAGTACAACACCAATTTGCAGGAGGAAAGTTTACACAAACATTAAATGCATTAAAGCAAGTATATAAAGGACAACTACCCATAGTGGAATTAAGAAAAGAAAAAGCAGAAGAAATAGCAGAAGAAAAAGCAGAAGAGAACACTGAAAAAATAGAAAATAATCCCGTTGCCATAGCCACTGATGTAAATGCATCACTGTCAAATCTTTTGGAAAACAGGTTTGAAGGTCTAGGAACCCCAAATGGAATAATACCTGGCACAGGTGTTAGAGGTGTGAGACCTAGTAACACAGGCGGCCAAGCCGGCGGCGGAAACAACCCTGCATTTGATCCAGGGACGTAATAAATAGACTTATGATACCATCAAAATATAAAAACAAAGTCGATAGTGCTGTTAGTTCAGGTGGTACATTGTACATTGGCACAGTAAAAAGCACAGACGATCCCACAAGAAATGGATACATGTGGGTACACATTCCTGAAATAACAGGCACAGATGCAAGTGCTGATGCATTATTTCAATGTAAGTGGGCATCACCATTTGCTGGAGCAACTCCCCCTACAGGAATTGACAGCAAGGATTCTCCAGAAGTCAGTCAGACCAGTTATGGAATGTGGATGAGACCACCTGATCCAGAGAACCAAGTGGTGGTAGGATTTTCCATAGACGATAACACCAAATCAAAGGTTGCTATTGTGTTAGGTTGTTTTTTCCAACAACAACGAAACTTCATGGTGCCAGGTATACCAGCAGGTAAATCCGTTGGCGGAGTCACACCAGTAAATGAAGCCAATATGAATTCTAATATCAAAGATCACAATGTGGAATATACAGGCTCTGTTAAAAACATAAAAGTCAAAGCAGACAGCAGACCAATGCATGAATTAGAAAGTGTGTTGTTCTCACAAGGATTGATCGATGACTTTATACGAGGGCAAAGCACCAGTGGAGCAAGAAGAGAAGGAGCAAGTGAGGTATATGGTATTTTAACACCTGGACCTAAGAATCCTAAAGATCCAAGAAGAAGACATCCAGGGCATCAATTAGTAATGGATGATAACAATGATAACCCGCACATAAGAATTCGTACCGGTGGCGGAAATCAAATTGTTCTCAACGATGCAGAAAATTTAATATACATATCAAATAAATCAGGTACTGGCCACATAGAAATAGATGCTGACGGTAACATAGACATTTACGGTACAGGCAGTTACAATGTCAGAACATCTGGTGATATGAATCTCAGAGCAGACAAAAATGTAAACATAGAAGCAGGACAAAATGTTAATATCAAAGCCGCTAACAACTATCCACACCCTGAAGATAGAGAAGAAACAGAAAAAGGTGTGGTAGATATAGAGGAGTTAGCCTACCTAAATCCAAAATATCAAGATGTGTTGAATAATGGTAGTGTAAACATTGAAGGCGTAAAAGATATTAATATGTATTCTAATGCTATCAGCATAGAAGCAAGGCCTAGATTATTTACAACTTCTGGCACCACAATGCCAGGTAGTTTGCAATTATTTGGCGATAACAAAGTACACATGGCAGGAACACAGGTAGAAATAGCCGCACCGGCATCTGCTAATAATCCACCATCAGAACCCACACTACAAATAAAATCAATGGGCGACGTAGATATTTTTTCTACTACCCATACACATATATTAGGTACAACAAACACTTATGTAAATGCAGGTGGCACAGTTGATATACAAACAACAACATTACCTACTCTACCACCTTTACCAGTTGTGCCAAATCTTACAGGTATTGACACAACAACCACAACAAATACATTATTGTCGTTTGAACTAGCAGGAATACTATCAGGTGGTTATCCCAAAAGAGCAGAACAGGGCAGAAGTCCATTAACACCGTTATTGTTATTTGATAAAAAAATCAACACAATTATTACTAGATGGCCTGGCATAGAGCCAAGTCCTTCACGCAGGAACAAATAATGGCATACATTGATGATTTAGTAATAGGCCAACTCGACTCTAGCGACACAGTTCCTTTAAACTATTGCACTCCAGATGCATATTTTGAAGGTCAGTATTTTGAAGGCAATGATTATAAAATAGCATCTTACAAAAAAACCAGAGACACCGTTCCTGTTTTTAATTATACAAATAACATCATACCTAATATTGTATTAAAAAAAGCAAGAGAGTTTATCAAGACAAATTATCCTTCAAGTATAACACCCACGCAAGTTGGCAATGAAACAGTAATAGGCATAGGACATAAGTTACAAGAAGCAGAGATATCTAATATGCTTTTGGCATTTAATGATTCGACTATGCTAAAATTGGATCATCCTGATGTTGCAAAAATCATAAGAAAAAATCATCCTTTTCTAAAAGGAACAATGCTTATAAGAAATGGAGTTATAGATTACGCAAGAGCAAATCGTTCTATTGCAGTTTATGATGAACAAAATAATTTTTACGTTTACAGTTTAGTTAACGGTGCTAGACCAGAATTAATTAACAGATTGCTTTCTTTGGATTTACAAATTGCATTTAATATTGTTGCTGATAAAATCAAAGTACCTGTAAATAATAATCAGTTTACAGCATTATTATCATTGGCATTTGATATAGGTAATGAAAAATTCACAACTAGCAAAATAGTCAAATGTTTAAATAGTGGTGACTATCAGTGTGCTACATATTTTATGGAGTTTGCAGAAATACCATTAAAGGCCTCTATGGGTATCAGTACATTTCTATTTAATAGAAGAAGTGCCGAAGCAAATTTATTTACTTTAATTTAAGTTTATTCAACTCGCTTTGTAAGTCAGCCGCTTTTATTAATGCTCTGTACTTTTGCTCTTGCTCTTCTGCAACAGACTTTTCTAACATTTCAATTCGACTTCTTAGATTGTTACACTCGTTATTTTTTTCAACAAGCATAGTTCTTAATTCTTCTTCTAAAGTGTTGTTAGTGAATTTTTTTGTTACTGTATCGGTCATTTGCTGACTACGACGCTTCTCATTTCGTCTAACTCAGGTATGTTATCTACTGTTCTTGCAATATAATCTATAATAAAAACGATTGCATATTTTTTTGTTTTAGAATTATAAAATCCCAAACTATCAAACTTGCCTCGTCTATCTCTTTGCATTAACGGGTGTATAAAGGTTACGCCAGATGCGTTATTAAGATCGTCTGCTTTTGCTTCTAATTCGTTGAATGTAGAAACTATTTTTTTAATAATTCTATCAGTTTTCATTTTGGTCCTATGTTGTTAAATGATATACTTGTATTTACTATAAAACTTGCTTTATGAAATCAAAATATGATATTTTTACCATTTGTAATCTAACACTAGTGTTGTTTGTCTTTGTGTGCTATTGTAAAACGGCACAACTTCAACAACTTCGTCTGTGAGATTTTCCACGTTCAAAGAAAGTGTTACACCATTTGCAAACCTTTTAGTGATATTAATATCCAGTCTTTCTAAGTCTTCAAGATATTCATCTTCGATAAAATCCCATTCACCTGGTTTACGATTTAAGTTTACAGCATAATGTAATCTAAAGTCAACCCCTTTGAAGTTTTGATTCACTGTAATTGCTCCGGCATATTCAGGCACACGTGGTTGTTCTGTGTCAGTCCATTTTAGGTTTACAGTAACAGGTCCAAACACATTATTAAATCTAATTCCTTGTGTAACATATTCGCCTGTGTTACTGTATGTAGGAGCAGTATATATTTGATTAACAGTAGACACAGTTTTATATATGCACCCAGGCAGTTCAAATGTTGCTTCGTCGTTGGCAGTCCAGTTTGGATTTAACACACACGAAACATAAGTTGGGTCCGGTGCCTCAGGATTTGTTCCTATTTGATTTAAAGTTGCTTCAGCATCAAAAACTATGCTTGTGGTTGTGAAGTCTGTGGTAACACTTGGCACATACTCAATTGATTCTTCAAATTCGTATCTAAATATACTAATAGCACCGTAGCCGAGTTCGTAACCAACTCCTTGTTCAGGCAGTAAGTTTGGATTGCCTGTTACAAATCCGTCGCCATTTAATTCATATAAGTTAGGTTTTCTAAAACTGTCGCCCATGTTAAAGAACCATGGACCATTTTCTATACCAAATCGGTAAGCATTTTGATCGTCATTGCCTACTCTAAATCCAAAGTTGTAACTGAAAATAAAGTCTGCGTTTACTGTAAAGTAAGCACCGGCATTCTCATCCGTGTATTTTTCTTTGACTTCGGTGAGTGTGAAAACACCATCGCCAACAGTTTCGCTATTGAATTCACCAGTACCAATATAGATACCTGTCCACATTGGTCTGACTTTGTTTGTGTCGGCTTCTGCATACCATATACCTGGTTCTGTGATTTCTGTTTCCACAACCATGGTGCCTTCTATGTTCTGCCAACTGTTAGTATTGTAATAAATTTTTTCAGCATCTATACCGTAAGCAATTTCTATCTTGTTACTGAGTTTAGCATCACCGCCAAATCTCACAAAGTCTCTATAACTTTCGTTGCTGTATGTAGGATCTTCTACTGTAAAATAATTAGCAGTATTGTAATTTCTACCAATTGTCATTAAATCATTTCGAATAGCAATGTTATATCTTGTTCCGTCTTGTAAGCAGTCGTTACTTTGACCCCAGTCATAATCATAACAGTTGTCGTAATCGTATTCGTATTCAGAGTATTTCCCTACAATAGTAAAGTCACCTGCGTCAACATTAAATCTAGCAGTTTTATTTTTGTAATTGTCTTCTTCGTCGTTGTCGTTCCTAGCACTGACCATACTGGCATCTACCATACTGAATTCTAATTGATCAATAGGGGCCACTCTGTGATATTTTTGATCGCCGCCTCTGACAGTGAGTCCGTGTTCTATTGTGTCTTGTATTAATACAGTACCAGCAATACTGCCACTGCCATACAGCACACCGTTAGCACCAGTAACAACTTTTACACTTTGTCCACTGGCAAAGTCATGTCCAAAGTCATACCAACTTGCTCCTGGGTCGTTAGCAGGTATACCGTTTACTATAACTGATGTGTGTACTGTTTGAGCACCACGTTCGTTATATCCTATAAAGCCACCATAACCCCCTGGGTTATAAGTAAAAATAGGCATTATAGCATCGACCAGTCTACTGTTAATTACTGGGTCTGCTTCAACTGTTCTTTCTTGTTGAGCAACTACTATAACTTCTTCTATGTCACTGGCCTTCGCCTCACTTGCCCATAGCATGAACATCATAAATGCAAATGCAAAATATAGTGGACTAAAGTTTATGTGAAAGTTTTTATCAAAATCGTTCATTATTTTTCTCCAATTAAGTCTTTAAGCGAACTTTCAAACATTTCAACACCTAATGCTTTATTCGCCTGCCATTCGGATGTCTGATCTCCTTGTCCAATGATGTCGCTTATAAACTTCATACATTTAAAGTTTACATCAAAATGCATACACACTTTTGCAAGTGCATACGCCTCCATATCAACTACATTACAATACCCATCTGGTTTGGTTGTAGCAAACTTATCTTGAGTATAACATGTAAACCCTTTGTTGTCAACTATTATTTCATGTGTATTTGTTTCAAACGGTGTCTGGAATTGTTCAAAACCAAATGCTCTGCAATCCATATCTGCTTGTACAAATTTTCCAATGTGCAACATTCCCTTCATGTTAGGGTCAATGCCACCTGCTGTACCATAGTTAATTACTAATTCAGTATCTGGATTGTTTGTCAAATACTCAGTGAGTTTGAGTGTGGCATTGATTTTACCAACACCTGTAATAATTGTGTTATAGTTGCCTTGTATACCCTGTAATTCGTCTGCTAATGCAACTGCTAATACATAATTCATATTATCCTCTTTATATAGTTGTACTTGTAATTATTTCTTTGTTATAAGAAAAGAGATAAATAACTGGCAGGAGATATTTAATATGAGAATTGACGAAGTAATAACTGAAAAAGAATTTGGCATTGGTGCAAGAATGGCCCAGGGTGCTAAAAATATAGGAAATGCGATTGCAGGTAAAGTTAGTAAAACTGCATATAATAAATCCATTCAGGGCAAAGTACGATCACAGGGTCTAAAAGGTGCTAATAAAATTTCAGATGCTTATATTAAATGGCTAGCCGCAAAATATCCAAATCAAGATCCAAATTATTTAAATTCTGGACAATTTAAAGAATTTATAAAAACATCAAATGTACTTAAAGGCCAACAAGCGGCAGGTTTTCCTATGTTTGCTGGACTGCCATCAGTACAAAAATCATTTAAACAAAATGATGATGTTAATTTTGATGCACAAACCAAACAAGAAATTTTCTTAGCCATTGCAATGGCGCAACAACCAGGTGTCAGCAACCAGTCACAACCCAATCAATTAGGTGGCGGCACTACTGATCCAGGTGAATTATCAAAAATACAAAAAGCACTGAATAACATGACGGACGCACAAAAAATTGCGTTGATCAACATGGCTAGTCAGCAAGTCAATCAGTAGTATATAAAAAGTCGCAAAACCACCTATCATTAAAGTATCCGTTAATAATACTGATAAATACTTGTATGGCAACATTTATTGGATTTAGCACAGATAACAAGCAAAAACCACCCTATACACTAACGGATTTAGATTTAGTTAAGCAAGATTTACTGAATCATTTTTTGACTAGAAAAGGGGAACGTGTTATGCGACCAAATTTTGGTAGTATCATTCATGATATTCTAATGGAGCCGTTTGACAACCTAACCAAACAAGATATAGAAGATGAATGTGTTAATATAGTAGGTAATGATCCTAGAGTAGATTTAATTAGCACAAACGTAGAAAATTCAGATCATTTTCTTAAAGTAGAACTTTATTTACAGTACAAAGTAGATCAAAGCGAAGATGTATTGGAAGTAAGGTTAGAAAGAGACTTTAACGGAGACACATAATGGCAATTAGTACAAGAAATCAAAATCTATTCGCCGCAGAAGACTGGGACATTGCTTATCAGGCATTCACCAAAGTAAGTTTTAAGGCATACGATTTCAGTACAATGCGAACAGCAATGCTGAACTACATAAGAGAAAACTATCCAGAGTCATTTAACGACTACATAGAAAGTTCAGAATTTATTGCAATAATAGAATTATTAGCATATCTTTCACAAAGTTTATCGTTTAGAGCAGACCTTAATACCAGAGAAAACTTTTTAGCAACTGCAGAAAGCAAAGACAGTATTTTGCGTTTAGCAGACATGCTAGGGTATGCACCAAAAAGAAATATTCCAGCAAGTGGATTAATTAAAATAGACAGTTTATCAACAACTGAGCCATTAGTAGATGCATCAGGAGAAAGTTTACAAGGTGTACAGATAGATTGGAATGATCCAACAAATGCAAATAGTTTTGATCAGTTTGTTACAATTTTAAATAGTGCATTGTCATTAAGCAATCCATTTACTAAACCTGTACAAGAAGAAACAATTGGTGGAATAGAAACACACATTTATTCATTGAATAATCAAATAGGTTCAACACCCACATTTCCAATATCATCAAATATCAATGGTGTAAGTGTGCCTTTTGAAATAGTTAGCACAGAACTCAAGAATGGATTTTTCACTGAAGCAGAACCAGATATTTACAGTCAATTAAATGTTTCTTATAGAAATGACAAGCGAGGCCTAGACAGCGAATACACCGGTTTCTTCATGATGGTAAAACAAGGAACATTGACTTTTGAAGACTACATCTTTGAAAGAGCATTACCAAATAGAACTGTTGATATTGCTACACCAAACATCAACGAAACAGATGTATTTGTCCAACAACTCGACACAAATGCTGTTAGACAACTTAGTTGGAAAAAAGTTGATAGTTTAGAAGGCCAAACATTATATTACAATTCTACAAACCTATCAGAAAGAAATCTGTATGCAATAGATAATTTATTTGATGACGGTATTAGAGTTAGGTTCCCAGATGGAAACTTTGGAAATATACCTTCTGGTATATTTAGAATTTATTACAGAACAAGCATAGGCGAGAATTTCACAGTAAGGCCACAGAATTTACAAAATGTGGAACTAGTATTACCATACTTTAATAACAAAGGCGAAAAATATAATTTAACAATGACTATGTCATTGAAGACTACCATAGCAAATGGTTCTGCCGCTGAAACATTACAAAGTATTAAAAGCAGAGCACCACAAACTTACTATACACAAAACAGAATGGTTAGTGCTCAAGACTACAATGTGTTCCCATTAAGTCAAAGCACAAACATTTTAAAATTAAAAGCAACAAATAGAACACATGCAGGTCACAGCAGGTACATTGATATTGAAGATCCTACTGGCAGATTTAGTAGTGTAACATCATTTGCAGATGACGGTGCATTATATAAGGACATAGAGGAGAAAGCCTCGTATTTAAGTTTTGGGTCAAGTAAGACAACTGCACAGATTTTAAAAGAAGATATTGCAAATATTACAAAAGATACTAATTTACAAAACTTTATGTATGACGATTACAGAAAGTTGCATAAGCAAGTAGATGCATTAGCATTTGACTTAACAGCAAATAATAAAGATATTACTTGGGTAACACAGCCAAGCAAAAATAAAAATAACACAGGGTATTTTACAAGAATACAAAACGGTGCAAGAACGGTTTTAAATAATAGTGTTAACGAAAATAGAATTATTCAGCAAGGGTCTTACGTAAAATTCAGAGATCCAAATGATCCTACAATTGAAGAATTAGCAACTATTACAAGTATTACAAATAATGGTGTGCCAACAAATTTATTGAGTGTTACTGAAGGTGTAGTAAAATTAAACAAAGAAATTAAAAATTCATTTAGAGCAGTAGAAGTTATTCCTACTCTTAATTCTGCATTACTAGAACAAGATATTGGCACAGCATTCGAAAACAGAATTAATGCCAAAGAAGATTTTGGCATAGGATATAATTTTAATCCTTCAGAATCAAATGGCACACATTGGTACATAATTGATAATTCAAATTTAGAAAAAAATGCAGAATTTGTAGCAACAATATCAAGTGGTGCAAGTTGGTTAATGAAATTTGAATACAATAATACAACCAGTACAACCAGCATTTCAAATTATACAGTAACATCTAGAGGTACAAGGCTGGTGTTTGAAAGTTTAAAAGATATAAAATTTTATTTTTCAGGAGACGAAAAAACATTTGACAGTAAAACAGGTAGAGTATTAAAAGATACCATAGCACTTACAACTGCAAATTTCAAACCTGAGTTGATTGAAACTTATAATTGGGTAGATACAAATTTAGATGACATTAGCGACAGTTGGCAGTTAGAATCAACCAATGCCACATATACACCTAATGTTGGAAACAGTCCAGAAATTATTTTAAGAAACAGAGATGCAAAAGCAAAAGATCTAGAAGTAAGATTTATCAGCAACTTTGGATTATTAATAAATGGTGAGGCAGGAGTATCAGCCTCAGCAGATTACAGTCAAGGTGATTTTGTTCCGGCAGTATCGACAACTATAGCAGTTGACCCTGTTTCGTCTACAACTGGTAAAGCAGTAGTAAAATCAAATAGTGCAAAATTATCAGCATTACCAAGTGATATAACTATACCACTATCAAAATTTGGTGTATCACTTACTGGCGGTGCCAATGGTAATATTGCTTATGTGAACTATGATGTAGGTTCGAGCAGTTATAAAAGTTTTACTGGCAATGCAACCACCACAACATTTGAAATCGGCGACAATGCCAACGAAGGGTTTATTGATTTAGTATCTAACACACATATTAAGATTTCTGACTTTGACAGTTTAAGTAGTAGGTGGAACGGATTTAAACATGCAGATAAATTGCAAATTGTTTATAAAAATGTATCCGAAGCACTAGACAAACCATTAGAGTTTGAAATTATAGATTCATATAGATACAGCGACGGATATGCCGATCCGGCAAAAGTGATAGTCAAGCCTATCGATACTGACTATGATGGATTTCCAGACAATCCAGATTTATTTGATAGATTTGTCGGCAGTACAGATTTTGTATTTTTTGAGCAATACACAGACTTAGATGGGTATACATACGAAAGGCCTGCTAAATTTAAAATACTAAACTTTGCAACTGAAACAGATATAATTGTAGACTATGTGTTAGACACAGTTGCACCTGGCAGTGATCCTGATAACAAAACAGCATTCACAGATTTCGATCTGATTATTGTGAAAGATTTATCAGTTGCAGAAGCCAGTTTAACAAATAACTTAGGTAAATTAAACCACAAATTAGTATTCCCAAGAGCATTATTACCTAAGGTGTATGAATTAATCAACGACGTCACTACACCTAAAATGATTGTGCTGACATCTAATAATCAGTATAATGTTAAAGTTGGTAGGAGTTTTGAACAAAACACACTACAAGAAAGTCCAAGAAAGTGTTCTTTTGAATGGCAACACATTGCACCTAGTGATGTTAGAATAGACCCGAGTATAAGCAATGTTGTAGAAATGTTTATGTTGACAAAAACATATTATCAAGAAATGATAAGTTATAGAAATGGCGGAACAACAGTATTACCAAAACCACCCACAGCAGAACAGTTGTCACAAGAATTTGCAGGACTAGATCAATTCAAGAGTGTAAGTGATCAATTAGTTTATAGTAGTGGTAAATTTAAATTATTATTTGGTGATGATGCAGATGAAGAATTACAAGCAAAAATAAAAGTTGTTAAACTTCCTGGAAGTGCTACAAGTGATGCAGAGATCCGAAGTGCTGTACTAGAATTGGTTAACAATTATTTTGCTGTAGAAAATTGGGACTTTGGAGAAACATTTTATTTTTCAGAGTTAAGTGCATACATACACCAAGAGTTAGGCAGAGCAATAGCATCGGTTGTTATTGTGCCTAAGAAATCAGAATCAATTTTTGGTGATTTATATCAAGTTAGAGCGTCATCAGAAGAGTTATTCTTTTCAACAGCAACAGTAGACAATATTGAAATTGTAAAAAGTTTGTCTGCAAGTAATTTAAAACAAATTAAAGGAAATGCAATCACAAAATCAAACACAACAAGTAGCAGTAGCAGTAGCAGTAGCAGTGGCTCAAGTAGCAGTGGCTCAAGTGGAAGTGGATACTAATGACTAACAAATATTTTGATTTATTACCTATACAACACCAGACTAGTGTTAATAAGAATTTCTTTGAAAGCACAGTCGAGCAGTTGTTCTCAAAATCAAACATAGAAAACATACAGGGGTTTATAGGAACACCTAGGGATATCACTAGTAATACAGTTTTTATAGAACAACCTGCACCGAATAGAGAATACTATAGTTTTGATCCTGTAGTTACTACAGTTAATTCTAACACAGGCAAACCAACAAATTTTTCTTTTTATGAAGATTTTTTATATGATCTAAGAAGCAAGGGCGGTTTAATAGAAAACCATGATAGACTTTTTAAGACAACCCAATACTCATACGCACCACCTATTAACTATGACAAATTAGTTAATTATCAGGACTACTATTGGTACCCAACTGGTCCAGAAGTAACAGATATTACAGGTAGTGCCAATGTCACTATTAACATTGATAATATTGTAGGCCTAACAAGTTATACTTCGCCAACAGGACAGGCATTAAGAAATGACATGGTTGTTAAATTTACCGGCCAGTATATCACAGGTACAAATTATTCTGTTGACAAAGCATACATTGTGTCTGGTGTAGGTGTAGCAATACAACTAAAAGAGCCATCTGACTCAACATCTGCTTATGCAGAATATACAGATTTTGCATTTGAGCAATCAAATGCTTCAACATACACTCAATCTGTATTACTACAATATTATGCAGATTCAAACCTGCCAGATGACTTCACAGTAACAACTGGAGGCGATTTTAAAGAATCATGGAGAAACATTGCAGACGGCACATTAAGTGGTGCTGATCCAAGTTCCCCATGGGCCAGTTCGTCAATGTGGTTAGGTAATTTACAATTACGAGTAGGAGATGCAGTAACAAACAATGTAAGATACTTAGGAAATAATGTTCAACGAACAGGTAATGTCGTATATGCAAGAGTTGACGATGGCGGAACATATTACTTACCAGACGGTGTAGTTTGGAGTACAAATTTTGCTATAGATGATTTTCATAAAACTTATAATAATCCACAAATTGAATTCAACATTGACGAAGTAAAAGGCTGGGATGCCACACCATGGAATTCAGAAACTACACAAGACAAAGCAGATTATTATGTAATTGAACGCGGTGCTAAAAACCAAAATCCGTGGAGTAGATTAAATTACTGGTGGCATGTAAACGAACTAAGAGAACCACTCAAAGATAATGTAACAGGATTTGCTTTACCAGATACAGCCAAAAGAGCAACTAGACCGATTATAGAATTTAATAGAGATATAGAATTATATAACTGGGGTAATTCTTTTATATCAAAAGTAGACATAATTGCTGATAAGAAAAAAGAAGAATTAGAAGGACTAGGTATAGGATTTCCTATTAATAGTGCATCAGGTACTGCTAATGCAAGTATTATTTTCCCACAAGATGAAACAAGTATTTCACAGAATGTTTACAGGATTGTTGATAATGGTGGCTTAATATCGTTTACACAAGATTCAGAATTAAGCAATTTAGTTGTAACAAACGGCCATGTGTATAGTGTAACAGGTACTAACATTGGATTAGATTATTATTGGACAGGTACATCTTGGAAACAAGCACAACAAAAAATCAAAATTAACCAAGAACCGTTATTTAATTTGTATGACTCAGAAGGAGTCAAGGTCAATGATCCAGCAAAATATCCATTTAGTAATTTTACTGGATGTCCAATTTTTACATATAACACTGATAAAACCAGTGCTAAAACTGTAACTTATGATAGCGAGTTAGGTGCTAATGTTGTTTATCAGACAAGCAAATTTAATAGTGAACCTACATTTTTTAATCATTTAGGTAACCATACTGTAACATATAAAGCAAATTTATTAGCAAACATATCAACTATACCAGGCTATTTGTTTTTCAAAGATTTACAGCAAGACTATGTAGGTAATGATAATACAAGATTTAGAAACAATTGGCATCCAATTAATTTACCAACACACTATAGAGACTTTAGTAATACTGCAACATATTATGCTAACGAAGTAGTAAAACATAATAATCAGTATTTTGTAGCAAATGCAAATATATCAGCAGGCAATTTTGATATATCTAATTTTAAATTTTACGAAGATGTGCATTCAACATATTCAAAACAGTATGTTGAAGATGTAATCATTATTGATAAAATAAATTATCAAGATAGATTTTTTACAACCAGTGCAACACCATACAATGATGATATTTTAGTTAAACTAAATGACACACCATTAGTTAAAAACAAAGATTTTGCAATTCGAAACAGCAGTACAGGTATTGTATTAAATCCAACATTAAAAAGTGTAACACTTAGAGAAACAGGAACAGGTTACGAACAAAATGATGTACTAACATTAAGTATTGCAGGTAGCAATTCTAACGTACAGATTACTGTTACAGATGCAGAAGCATATGACGGTAATATCAGTAACGGCGGTGGACAAATAAAATCTATAAGTGTTAGCAACTACGGATTATATAGCGAATTAGTTGGACACCCTGGAAACATCAGTTCTATAATTACAACAGCATCAAGCAACGGCCATGGAACAGGTGCAACATTTGATTTTGATTTTACAGAAACAGTTTTGCCAAAAGACACCGATGTTCTTAATATTAAGACATACACCAAAGGCCCTAGAAAAACAGGTATAGATGCATACGGTTTCTTTGAAATTCCTAGTGCATTAAAATACAATCCAAAGAATACTGAAATAACAGAAACACGATTAAGTGACTTAATTGGTCACAGTAATAAAATACTGGAAAGTCAAGTAGGCTTTACAGGAAAAGTCACAGGAAATAATAATTATAAAGATACTAGTAGATCGCTGAATGTCAATAATATCAATATTGGTCAAGTTGACTCAGACTTATTACACACAATGTATCTTAGCAAAAATCAAAATAGAAATGTACTTAATGCTTTAAGATTTGGTAATGACGAGTACAACAAGTTTAAAAGAAAGTTTTTAACAAATTTAGAACTGTATTTGAAAAATAATGATTATTTAGAACAAACAAACTTAGATATTTTAGATACAGTTTTAAAAACAATTAAGTCTACAAAAATTACAAAAGATGCGTTTGACTTAACATACATGTTGCCGATTGGTTCTAATTTTACAGCAGAAACAATCACAGTTAGTAATGTAAGTTTACAAGAATATACATTTACTAACACAGCAAATGTAGAACTAGATAACACCATGCACATTATACAACATAATAATACAGTATTATGTGCAGACAAAGATTATAATATAGATTCATCATTGCCTTTTGATATTACATTAGATAATAGTATATCATTAGCAATAGGCGATACACTGACTTTGAAAATTTATGAAGACAGTGAATCAGCAAGTATACCAGCAAGTTTACCAAAACTAGGAATGTACAGAGCATTCCAGCCACAGTATTACACTGATACATCATATCAAACAAACAAGGATGTGATCTTATGTCATGATGGTAGTTATGTGCCAAGACAGAATGATAAAATAGATGAAATTGTATTGGCATTTGAACAAATAATTTACAGTAATATATACAAAGAATATAGAACATGTGAATATATTGACTTGAATGAATACACAATTAAACCAAGTTTCTTTAGCGAAACAGATTTCAGTTTAGTTGAATTTAATACATTAATTCAAAGTAATTTTAACAAATGGTTAAAACAAAGCAATGTAGATTATAGAACAAATACAGTATATGATTCGTCAAATGAATTTACATGGAATTATGCAAATGGACCAGATTTGCCAGGGTACTGGAGAGGAGTGTATGACAGTTATTATGATACACAAACACCTAATACTACACCATGGGAAATGTTTGGGTTCTGTAAAAAACCGTCATGGTGGGACACAGAATATCCAACAGCAATCACAAGTTCGTATACAGCATTTTGGAATAATGTAAGAGACGGGTATATACCTGCAGGAAGTAGAAAAGGATACTGGAAACGTTGGGCAAGGCCTACAATTTATAGTTATTTGCCAGTAGATGCATCTGGTAATTTAATATCACCTAAAGATATTATGTACACAGGAGTAACAACAACTACTGCTGGTGTCGATGGGCAATGGTCATTTGGAGATATATCCCCAGCAGAATATGCCTGGAGAAAAAGTAGTTATTATCCTTTTGCAATACTGGAGGCATTGTATCTTGCAAGACCCGGAGAGTTTACAAGAGAATTTTATGATAATAGAAATATTAAAAAACTCGTTGTACAACCAGAGCAATGTGTAGATAAGGCAACAGGTAAAAGAAAACTAAGGCAAGATTTTGAACCACATGGATTTATTAACAGTGATAACAATATCACACTGAAACCTGGTTATACTACATTAATAGATCAGTATCTGAAATTTTATTCATTATCAACAAATACAGAAATAGCAAATCCAATTAAAACTTTAGACACTAGATTAGGACATAAATTTGCAGGATTTGTTAATAATAAAACATTGAAAGTATACAGTGAAAGTATCAGTGTTGATGGCTTCAGTGCAAGTCAGGTTTTACCTAAAGAAGATGTAACAGTTAATTTACATTCCAGTCCGTATAACAGTAGAAATTTTTATAGTGGTGTTAAGATTACAAAAACCACAGATGGTTATTCAGTATCAGGTTATGATACTGTCAATAATTATTTTGAAATTATACCAAGTAATTTTGCAGGACCAAAAGAAGGCGTACAGGAAGGTGGCACACCAGCAGACTTCAGTGTATTTGATATCACTCTAACTTACTTAAAAAATGAAATAATCAAATTTGGTAATACATTCTATATAGCAAAAGACGACATAGAAGCAGGCGCATTCGACAGTAACAAATGGACAAAGATAACAGCATTGCCAACTATTGGCGGAGCATCAGGTACAGTATATCAATCAGGTACCGGTGTAACTGAAAAACTTTATTATGAAACTAATTTCTCAACAGTTGAAAAAGTATTTGATTTTCTAATAAGTTTAGGAAGAAAACAAAAAGAAATAGGTTTTGATTTTGGTGAATACGATAACACCATCAACAGCATGAATGACTGGGTACTTGCAGGAAGACGATTCCTGTTTTGGTCAACAGAAGTACACCCTGTAGGCGACAGCATTAAGTTAAGTCCGCTATCTGAACAAGTTAAGTTCAATAGTACCTCAGGAAAGATATCAAAAATTAGTAAACAAATTAATGATCAATACAGTATAGTAGATGAAAACGGAAATGCTATTATACCAGAAGACTGTTCTATAGTCAGAGAAGATAATACTATTATAATTAATCCTATTGAAAATAGAATTTATGGTATACTTTTAAATACAGAATTAGTAGAACATGCATTTGTAATTAATAACAAAACAGTATTCAATGATATCATCAATGATAATGTTCTAGGAGTTAGACAAGAAAGATTAGAAGTCAAAACTCAACGAAGCAGAAATTGGGACGGTAGATATCAAGCCGAAGGCTTGGTTATTGTAGGCGATGCAGTATTGCCAAACTTTGACACCTTAATTGATAGCATACGTCTCTATCATGACAAAGATGCTACATTATTAGATCCAATAAAATCAGAACTAGCAAAAGGATTAATAGGTTACGAAACCACAGAAGATTTTGCAGATATAAAAATAGACGACAAGGTAGGATACGAATACTACAAAGGTATTATTAACAGCAAAGGTACAGCAAATTCTTTAACAAGTTTAATTAGATCTAATGTTGTAAACACAAATAAAAATATAGAATTGTTCGAAGAATGGGCAATCAAACGTGGCGAGTTTGGTGATGTTTACAATCATCAAAGCATGGATATAAAACTTGATGAAAACAAATTTATCAGAGATAACCAGCAAATAGAAATTGTTTATCCTGAAAACGTAACTGGTGCTGTTTCAAATATATTCGTGTTTGAAAGAAACACAACATATTATAGTGTGCCATCAATTGAAATTGATCCACCAGCAAAAGGAAATGCCGCTACAGCAACAGCAAAACTATTTGCTAATGCACAATTAGAAAGTGTTACAATTACATCAGGTGGCGATGGATATGCAAGTAAACCCAATGTTGCAGTTATTACAGGTAATATTGTTATATCTCAATTCAGTGATGTGTTAGCATATGGTTTGGCAGGCAGTAATGCAAGTGTAGACATGCCTCTTACAGGTGCCAATGCATTAACAAATATCAGTATCACAGACCATACTACTTCAACAACAAGAGACATATATTTAGGCAACGAAAGAAATATAGAAAATGTTGTTTTTACAATTAATAAAGATTTACAGAGTGCCAATATTGCAAATGTTACAGCATTTAGTGATATCGATACTCCAGCAGAAATACATTCTGCAACACAAATAACAAAAGGTACAACAGCAAGAGTTACTACAGCAACAAATATTGAACTTAATTCAAATGTTAATTCGTTAGAAGCAAATATAAATGCAGTTGCATTGACAAATCCTGCTACTGTTACACTAGTAGGTACAGCACAGGAAAAATATTTTGCACCGGGCGACAGTATAACATTGATTAACAAGAGCCAAGCAGGTTATCCAGTAGCAGAAGCAAATCTACATAACAAAACTTATTTTACAAAGCCAACAGCAGTAGCAGATGTATATGAATTGTACACTAACAAGGCACTAACAGCCAACGTTGACGCAACTGGTTGGACAGCACCAGGCAGTAATATACAGGAAGTAGGAGCATATCATAGTGCAAATTCAGATGTTGCAAATATAGTATTTACTTCCGCGGGCACATTAACAAACGACGGTGCTACTTTGTATGCAGAATTAACAGCATTAAATGGCACATACTTTGTTAGAAAGCAAACAGCAACAACATTTGATCTATACACAGATCCTGCTTTGCAAATACCGTTGAATACCAGCACTCTAACATCGCAGTACACAACGTCTAACGTGACTTTAGCAAATATACAAGCAAATGTTACACTATTAGGAACAGGCGGCGATAACAGGTTATTCATCAGAGGATACGATTTTACACTGGCAGAAAGCAACTTACCAGGAGGCAATCCAAGTACTTCACTGACAACTTTAAATATGACTGCGGGTAGATATCAACCTACACAACGATTCCCAATAAGGTCTGCTAATAACACAACATCAAATGATATAATTGTAAGTGTTGATGGCAAGAATGTAGCAACAAACTATTGGTCATATGATAGAGGTGCTAGAACTATTATAACAGCAAATGCTTCAATTGTCAATGATTATTCAATTAATGCCAACAATGCATTCCAAATTGTTTTAGGCGGAAATAGTAAATTTGAAGATCAAAATATTGTTAATATAGATGGCAAATATCCTTACACAGAAATATACATTGATAACAAACGTGTTTATAATACACCAGAGTATACCGCATTTACGTTAGCAAATGATTCTACAACTACTACAATTAGTTTTAGTAATACTGCTCTTTACACTGATAACTTTAGTATAGGTTCTAACATCACAGTTATAGAAAGCGGTTCAGTACAATTTAATGATACATTTACAGCAGATGTACCAGGAAAAATGTTAAGCATTAAGAGTGTAGCAAATGATACACTAATTGCAAACACAATAAGCAAACGTACATACGAACGTACAAAAGATATTTTAACAGATAACAAAATTACAATTGACATAGATGACACTGAAACTATGTTAAAACGACCAACCAATTCTTTACAAGACGGATTGTGGTTCAGAGACAGCAAAGAAGAATATAATGTTCCAAATGCAGGATATGTTAATAAACATACTGTAGATTGGGAGGCAATTGATCTTCCTTATTTTGCAAATTTAATTGGAAATGGTAAAAACAATATACCAAAAGAAAACCAGTACTTGCATTTAGGTAAGTCAGAAAATGAAGACTGGAATGTTTTCAGATTAAAGAAACATGGTATAGAAAGTTCAACAGGAAATATTTCAGGTGCTAAAAACTATATCAGTTCAGTTGGCGGCAGAGCAATGTTATTTTCTGATCAGAAATTATCTAAATGGACAGATGGAAATATTTTAGGCAATAAGGCTCATACAGATTTTTATGATAATGTGATTGTAGTAAAAAATGCTAACTTGTCAGATACAGTATTAGAGTGGAGCAATGAAAACTTTGTATACACACCAAGAGTAGTTTACAAAGGTGACTATAAGCCATTAAAGAAAATTAACAGAGGCATTACAAAAATAGAACCAGGTGATACAAAAGTTATCACAAAAGTAGAGCCGTATAGAGATCCTAATTACATGGCAAGGATTTATGCAGAGCAATCACATCCAGTGCCAAACATTGACTTCTTTACTAGAGCAAGTGTTGTTAAAGACAATTTACCAAATGCTCATGTAGATTCAGTATTAATATCTCCAAATTCATTATCAGGATTAGGTGTCGGAGACACAGTAAGATTTACAGGTACTCAGGCAACTGCCGCTAATTTAACAGTTGGTAAAGCATATACTGTTACAGGAATAAGTGAAAGAGGACTTGGCGGTAACCCAGGTGCAGTAGATGTAGACGACCCAGCAAAAGGATTTTTTACAATCAACGAAGCAAATGTCACTGGCAGTGATTACGCATCAATAAAATCTGATTGCTATGTGTCTTATGAATCAGACTTAGAATTTAATCTAAATATGAAAGTCAAAGGCTTGTCCGGTACAAGTACAGTATTACTAGAAGTAGGTGATAGTTATAATTCAGGTATTGCTAGTTACATAACTAATGGATTGAGCATAGATTTATCAAATAACGGTAACTCTGAAAGAATCACAAACAAGAATGATTTTTATAAATCAGATTTGGGTTATGCAGTTGCTAATTGGAACGCAAGTAGTAAAACATTTGAAATATCTTCTAATGTTACTACACAAACAGCATCAGTAACAAGGCCTGCTTACAATGAAATAACATTAGTTGGTTTTGGTAATAATGATGGATTAGGTAATAGTATACTGTCAGGAGCAAATTCGACAATTATCGATAAAGGTGATTTTGTACAGTTTACTAATACAGGTGCGTATGCAGGTAATGTTTATCCAGTTCAAAGCAATGACGGTAACTTTATTAAAATTTATGATCCAGCAACAACAGGAAATACCACAAATAGAACAGCAATAGTATATACTGGTTCTAAAGAGTCAAGGTCTGGAAATATTGCAAGTTTAACCAGCAACACATTAACAGTTTCAGGATTTGAAACAAGTAACCTAGGAAACTATGGTTTTGGTAATATACAATATTTAAATTCCAATACCAGCACAGGTGTTATACCTGGAGTATCAGGAACAGAAAGACCATTAAAAATTAGTGGCAACACTATTATAATAGATGTTGCAGATGCTGTAGGAACAATTCAGAGCAGATTCCCAGTACATACATTAAGAGACACTACAAATAATACTGTAGATTTATTCTTTAGAGATGATGGTGCAGGAGAATTTGCAAGAGTATTATTTGATAACAGCGAAAAAACACCAGAAGAACATGACCTAATAGGTAACGTTAGACATTCAGGTTTGTTCCATTACAACAATAAACCTGTGTATATGGGATTAGGATTACCTACCACAAATAATTATCTAACATTACAAACAGATTTTACAGGCGTACCAGAATCATTAAGAACTGTTGATGGTGTTGAACTAGATTTAGAATTTAGATATGTCACAGATGAAGGATTTAAAGAATTATTAAGATCAACTGGACTTAAAGGCGATCCAACTGATCCCGGGTTTGTTAATCAAGCATTCGGAATGTTAGACAAATTAGAAAATTTTGATACAGCATGGTGGCTAGATAACTTTACATACAAACAGGAAACACCTTCATTAGATGGAATGTTTGTAGAAATGCGTGGTGTTAGCAGTGACATGTTTGACAGAGGTCAAATAGTAGACGAAGTATCTGACTATGCCACAAGTAGATTGGGACTTATACCTAGGTATTTTGGAAACCATCATGCATTAAACATAACAGGAGAAGTTGAACGAGGTTTAACTATTGCTGGTGTTAATCAAAATTTAGTTGATAAAGTTGATAGAAACAGAATAAAATTTGATTTCTCTGACAGTCATTCTATGTCAGATATATTTACTTTTATAGATAAAAAACCAAACAAAGCAATATGGACTGATCCTAATGGCAACATTATACAGGTACACAGCAATCAACCAGATAAGATTCGTGCAAGATTAAAAACAACTAAATTAAAACCAGATCACACTAACGGCGGTGATAGACCACTAGAGTGGTGGGGCGAGGATTTAAAAAACATATTGGCCAAAGGCGCAAAATATAATTTCATCAATCTGTACATTGGATTTGAAAATGGCTTAACAACATATCCTGCAAATAACAATTTTGATGTTGCAGTACCTTTAGTTATTGTGAATAGTGCAAAACTTAAATACACACTTGCTCCAACAACTAAAAACGAATTAACTAACTTAAGAATAGCAATTAAAGATGATACAGGCACAATTCCACAAATAGTTGATAGAAAAATTATCAGTGTGGGCCAATCAAGTGTTACAGTGGATAACACAGATAACATATTCACATCTAATGACACTACTGATAATTTAAATGCAGTAGTTTATCAAGTAGATAAAAATAAAAACAAACAGGTATTAGTAAATGACTTTTTGTCATCAGTAGAAAGATCTACAAATGACGATGGGTATTCTGCAGTATTACTACAACCAAGAAGCAGTAGCAGTTCGCTAATTGCAGGAACCACATTAGGATATATCAGTAAATTACCTACACAGATTGGGTCAGCAGGTACGTTCTATATGGGAATCAATAATAGTGCAAATGTACAATTATCCTCAATATTTGGTAGCAACTTAGACATAACATTCGACTACTTGCCTTTAAATCACACAGGCTGTAATACGGAAATAATGAATTCAACAGATGTTAATGTGGCAATTGATGTACATGTAGTCGAACCACAGCATAAAATGTTTATGGATACCGAAGCAGTTGATAATAATACTTTAAGATTTGCTGATACTCAACATGGTGTAAATTCAGTACTAACAGGGAACATCGTAGTATCAAACACTCAGCCTAATTATGCAATTATACCAAAAAGTATATCTGATAATGTTGGAACGTATGCAATCAATGAAACTGAAAAAAGTAACTTAGGAGTTATTGTTTCGTCGCTCAATGGTTCACAATTAGTATTTAATAAGCCAAACAATTTACTATACACAGGCGATACAATATTTGTAAACACAACTGGCTCTGCTAATGGCATCAATAATACAGAATTCCGCATAAGAAGTGTTACAGAAAATACATTTACTGTAAAACTAGCAAATACTAATGTTATACCTACTGCAGAACTCAGCAGTATGAAATATTTAACTTATGCAGATCCTGTTATTAGAGGAAGTGCAACAACATCAACAATAACATCTAGGATTGTGCATGTACCTGCAAACGTACATATATTTGAAACAGGTGACGACATAACATTAAATGCAGGATCAGTTGATACAGCAGGCGTAAATGGTCAAACATATATTGTTAATTCAGTGTACAGCAACGCATTTGAAATTAACCAACCAACTAGACCAACTGCTTTAACAACAAATTTAACAGCATCTTTAACAGGAAATGCAAATTTACATATTGTATCAGTTCCAAAAGGATACGGTATACCAAGTTTAACTGGTAAAATTTATGACCCAGAAAATAATTATTCCTTAGGTGGTAATACAAGTGTTACACTGAATCCTATTTCATATTTAGATTTTGATAAACAGTTAATTACCAAAGGTGATGCACCAATGATGTACTTTGAAAAATCATTAGGTACAACATTTACTAACGATGAACTTATGTTAGATGTTTACACAGCAACTAGATTCTACAGTAAAGGTCATAATATTGGAAAAATAGACGATAAACAATTAGTAGTGTCTTCTACAAATGCAAGTAGTGATGGATTTGTAAACATAGAACTTAACAATGGATTAAGAGGATTAGCAGTAGGATCAACAGTAACATTCTCTAAAAACAACACAGGACATGTACTAAGTGGAAACACATTCACAGTTGTTGACTTTGTGTCTATTATAGATAACATTGATGGCGCAGGCGAGCAATATATTACTATTGAGGCTCCCGGCGCAACAGCAACAGCAAATGTGTTCTCTGTATCATATGACAATTACATACCAGATTCCAGTAAAGCAATCAAAATTTCGAACACTAGAAATTACGATGGCTTTGCTACACCTTTTTTAGCAGACAACGATTCATTTGTAGTAAAAACAATATTCACAGGAAATGCTATTACACAAGGTAACTGGGTATCAGACTCAATAATTATTACTGGTACTGACAGTTTACATAATGAAATTAATGCTAAACCTGATAAAAATTCTATTGCTATTAAAAATTCACCAGTTAGAAATTATAATAGTACATACAAAATGGCTCCTATAGGTTATAAGCAAAGGAGGCTATCAGATAATCAAGTAGAAGTGTTTGGATTTACAAACTCTAATGTGGCATTAGATTTAACAGATAAAAACGTATCGTATTCTATAACAGATTACAATGCAGTTGATGTAAATGATAATAAAACATACTTGCCTGCTCAAGACACAATTGAACAAGTCAAAGGCAGTTTGAATTTTGTTAGTGATTTTAAAGCAGGCGCAATTGACAAAGAGAAAAAATTACAATTAGGTTTCTTATTTGGACACAGAGATCCAAGAAGCGACAACAGAAATGCAGATGATTTTAACCAAAAATATGTACAAAGACCAGCAGATGTTACAGGACTAGATCAAATATATTCATATGAATATATAGGTGCACCTGGCGGTAATGCACTCAAAGGTGGTGTAAATAAATATTCACCAGTTAAATTAAATGAAACTATATCCGAAAGACGTGCACCAAGTAAACTTGCAGGAAAATATATTATAGATGTTTCTGGATTAGAAGAACAAATTTATTACGGAACACAAAATCAAAAAAGAACACAACGACCACATGGTGTACATTCTACCAGATCATTAGACGGAAAAATTACAGCAGATAATCCACTTGTTAAAAATTATGAAAATAATATTAACAATATGAAATTGGATCCAACATTACGCACAATTAAAAACAAAGCAGAACCAGGATTCGCTTCTCCTAAAATTGGCGCATGGCCTTATACAGGAATGCCAGGTGATTATGTTAATCCTTATGACGATTATTTTGGTGACTTCGGCAACAGTTGGTGGAATACTAAGTATGATGGTGTACGCAGACAACTCAATGGTGGCGGCGGAGGTGGCGGCTACTCCGGCGGAGGCGGCGGTCCAGGTAATCCACCACCACAAGATCCACCACCACAAGATCCACCAGTACAAGAAACTTGTGGTAAATTTAGAATCACTTTATATGATTCCAATTCTGGAGAAGAAGGGACCACATACGAATTCAGTGATCAATTATTTGATGTAGTACAACAATATATTGATTCTGAATATGCTAATATTTCTGGATATCAAGAACAATTTTTACAAGCAGGCGGTAGTGCTACAAACTGGACTACAATATTATCTTACTTACAAGGTATAGGTGACAATTATACCAAGATACCATATAAACAAATTGATGTTGACTTGTGTGAATTAGAAGATTTGCATATTAAAGAAATAGATGGTAATACTTGTACATCAAGTGGTGAAGTAATGTACTTAGGTGGCGAAGCAGTTAATCTACCTGAAGGCTGTGATCCATGTGCATTAGCAGATGCAATAAACAGTCAGTCACCGAACTTTAATGCAGAATGCGTAACAGAAACACCAAAACCACCTAAATCATGTGTAGTTAAAGGTGGAGGCCAAGCATGGGGTACAACAGACTTCCGAAACATAGGCAAGATTCTCAAAATGGGTAATAATAATGGCCAGCAATTATCGCCTATTACAAATAGAAGCGACAATTACCAATTACTTGAAGGTAGAAAAGACGGAGTACCTGCAGTACTATTTGGTTCTAGGCACGATGATGCTAGACTGGTTGTACAAATTAGTGGTGAAGCATTATTGGAATCTGTAAGACAACAGATGATTGAAAAAGGATTAGATCCTAACACATACAACTCAATTGTACTAAGAAGCACCACAAACGATGATCGTAACGGTGAGTTAATGCATTGGAAAAATACAAGCACCAGCATAACTCATTCAGGTTCGGGAATTAAAGGTGAATACAATAATATAGACAAACAACCATTTGCTATTGTGTATGCACCTGCATCAGGCTCAGTGTTCCATAAAGATCAAAAACTAGGAACTGTTCAATTTATGAAAGACCATATGGGCAGAGGTATTAATAAAGAAACCATGTCAGTATATGTGAGTAAGTTAAACAGAAGTAGTTATGATTATGGTGCTAAAGGAAAAGGTATTTTATACAGATTGCCAAAAAATGGAACAGGCCAGCACAAATATTTAGGTGACTTATATAACTTTACAATTATTGACGACTTGATGTTAGGTGGTTGGGGCAGTAGATCTGAAGAAGACACCAGAAGTAATGCAATTACTACAGTACAAGAACAAGATGACAGAGGATTTAAGTTTACTAAAATTACAGGATACGGTGAACGTGTTAAGGAAAATGGTAAATGGCAAGACAGAACAGGATCATGGTTCAAGAGTTTATGGCAGTATCATGCAAAACAACAAAGACGTGTACAAGGATGTACAACAGCCGATGATGCAAATGTACCGCAACTTAATCCTATTGTAAAAATTAAAAGTGCTGTGCCATTTAGTTTAGGTAAAGGCTGTAGTAGAAGTCCTTTTTCAGAAGTTGGAGACTTCCAACCTTATAGAGAAAAGAGAATGAACTCAAGTGCTAACTTAACAATAGCAAATGCACTCACACCAGAGCAGTACAATGAGTTAGGCGGGGATAACAGTTCTGTATTTACACCAAAAGTTATATCAGGTGGATTGCCTGGTCAGGAAGTTACCATTGTAGATATTATGGGTGCTCCGGATACAAGTAATCCGTTTATGACATCAGACTATATTAGGATAGATGGCTACCCAGTTAATCCAAGATCAGGTGAAGGTACTAGAGATGGTCAAATTGCAAATGCTAATGTAGGTGTTGTGCAAACTGGTATGGTCGAAGACAGCACAGGTTTTAACTATATGATTGGTGACAGGCTAACAATAGTTGGCGGAAGACCAAAAACAATTGATGAAGATGCATATTATCTAAGCGATATAATTGTTACAAATCCAGGCTTTGGGTATAGTCCTACAACTACAAGATTAGAAGTTATAGACGCAGAAATGGG